ATTCTAATATCAGGAAATTCTTTTTGCAGTTTTTGGGTATGGCTACGCCAAAAACTACTATATTGACTACCACAAATTCGACAAGCAAAATTACATGTATTACCAAAGGGCATACTTATAATTTTCAGCGTGTCTAAACTAGGATGTTGGTCGTTAAACACGTATTTTAAGTCTAATTGTCTTTTACTTTTTATACCTAATTCTTCATCAACCCAACATCTTCGACATCCTGCTGGTTTAGTACCTGCTAAAAAACTATCTTTAATTTCTTGCAGTTCAGGACTAGAAAAATACGATTTTATATCTGTAGCAATGCTATTTTTATACTTGCAACAAGGTTTTAATTCTCCTTGAGCATTGATGTCTATGCTGGTCCATGGCAAACTACAAAACGACTCATTCATGTAGTATTTACTAAATCGCTTTATGCGCCTGCCAGTTCTTTTGCTTTTTCGTAATGAGCCCAAACACCAAAGGGCGGTTCACATTCAGTGTTGCCTTTGATAATGAATACAGTATCGCAGTATTCCGGGTCACCCCACGAACCATATGGATAACCATCAGTGAACATGATAAACTTCTTAGGTTGAATATCATTTTCTTTCATGTAAGTCCAGTTACAGTCGTAGTCAGTACCGCCGCCACCTTGGGGTTCATATTCCAAGATGCTGTCGAGATTGTCACTGCTGAACACTTGATGATTGTACACTTCTGTATCAAATGACCAGATATGAATTTTATATTCATCGTAGGCTTCCATGATGCCTTTGACTTCACCCAGGAAAGCCTTGATGTCTTCGTCACCAATACTGCCCGACATGTCCAATGCGATGTGTGCTTCAATTTGGTCCCCGGGAATCATACCTGGCATAACTGCATCCATGTTCCAACCACGTCGGCTGGGACGCATCCAACTAAAGTCATCTTTAACAATACTTTGGATCTGTTGCTGAAGCAGTTCACGCCAGTCAACTACAGGTTGCGTCAAGTCTTTAATAAGACGTTTAACACCTGAGGGCAAGTTACCTGCACCAGTGGCCTGAGCAGCCTGTAAGACTGCTTCGCGAACTTCGTCACGAATCTGACGACGTTCCTCATCGGACATTTTAGGACGACCTTTGCCGTTGCCTTCTTTGTCTCCGTCCTTGTCATCGTCCTGATCACCTGAACCTTCCTGCTCGTCGAGGTGTTCGTCAATCATTTTTTCAATGAGATCGCCAATGTCAATCTTCTCAGCCTTTTCATATAAGTCGTCATAGACTTCTTCGGCACTCCAGCCTTGATATTTTGTGTCATGCAGGCAAGGAGTAATCTTGTCGCCAATCCGTTGTTCAACCAAGTCTGCGTTTACGCAAAAGTCTGCGGCGCAGTTAAAAAGCATGGGGTCACGATCTGGACCGCAACGACCCATATGGTCGTAGACGTTATGTAAAACTTCATGTCCAAATAAGAATTCAAGTTCTTTGGGTTTGAGTTTGTTTACAAATTCGGTATTGTAGTAAAATTTCCTGCCATTGGTTGCGGCAGTGCCACACCACGAATCAGCATTAACCAATTCCAAGCGAGTAGCCAAGTTACCAAAAAACGGAGCACGAAGCAACAAGCCAATTCGAGCAGTGGTCAATTTTTCACGCACCGCACGATCCAATGCGGGATCTGTCGTTTCGGTTAGCCTGCCAGCAATGCCGGACTTGGGATTAGTTGTAGTATCTTTTGACATTTCTGCTCCTTGTTATTGTATATTATACTACCAATTTGAATTATTGTCTATTAATACTAAAGTATTAAAAGGGGAGGACTTACATGGTAAAGAAAGGAGTAAGACCAATGCCTCCATAAACTATCGATTGCCGGCGCTTGCGGCTACAATGTACTTACCAAACCTCTTGTGGAACTCATCGAAATTCTTGAGTTTGCCAGGAACAAACGGCAGGTTGTAAGTGGTAAGAGCAGTACGAGCACCCATAACAGTCAACTCCGTTGTAAAATTATCCATCATATAACGGAAGAAGTTATCTGCCATCTCATGCCATTCTGCATTAGGCTTGCCACCAATCTTGTCTGCGGCATCCTTAAGTTCGTAGCACATACTGACTACCAAACTGTACATGGCGCTGACTTCTTTTATTTTGAGTTCTTTGACCTTACCAGCCAATACATCTTCAGGCTTGGGTAACTGTCCGGCAATCTTGCGGTGAGCCATAAACTTAACAGCCACACCTTCACCCACAGCACCTGTTACCAAGTCAGTGAGATCTGCCTCACCTACATCCTCATCTTCAAGGATTTCGCTAACAAAAGTCCACGAGCGAGGCGTAGCAAAACTACGACTGCTACTACGCGGATCAAAGTCGTATAGGTCCTGCTTGGCAAAACCAATGTAACCTACCACGTCTTTGTGGATACGGTTAATGGTAGCCCAAGTCTCCCATGCTTGGTGGTCTACTCGCATCTCCAAGTGCAGGAAACGGTTAGCCAACGGAGCAGGCATACGATAAGTAACACCCTTGTCCGATTCACGGTTACCAGCCGCAATCACTACCACATTGTCAGGCAGTTTATACTTGCCAATTCGGCGGTTAAGAATCAACTGATAAGCCGCAGCCTGGATGCTGGGAGCCGCTGAGTTCATCTCGTCCAAGAACAAAACGACCACAGGATACTGACTGGCCAACTCTTCGTCGGGCAAGTCAATGGGCGGTGCCCAATCCATCAAGCCATTGTCTTTATTGTAGTAAGGGATACCACGCAGGTCGGTGGGCTCCATTTGTGCCAGGCGCAGGTCAATCATTAGACCCTTTTGCTCTTCAGCAATACTGGCAACCACTTCACTTTTGCCAATGCCTGGAGGACCCCAGAGAAATACCGGACGCTTCTTGTCAAAGCATTTTGTAATCAACCGTTTTGCCTGCTCGGTAGTAACGGTGCGATGTTCACTTACTGTCATAAAATACTCCTTTCAACATATCTATATTATATGACTTTTCTGAATTATTGTCTGTAGTTTTTTTACAACACTACCACGAACTATTGTAAAAAACTTTCAAACCCAAGAACAGTTCTGCCCGGGCATTTCGGACGAACTCTAATACTGATTGCTTATAGTAATTGTCACTGTCTTCGCCAAAAAAGAACCCTTTAGTTTGCGGTAGTTGGTCATTAATTACTGCCTGTTCTAAGTTTTTGAGATCATCCCAAGAGAGTTCCAACTCAACGCCGTTGAACATATTATTGCCTTCTGCATTATAGTCAGGATTTCGTTTGGCCCAGATTTGTTCCATCCAACCCTGAAGGTTGGGATGTTTACGCCAGTAGGCAATTTCTCGGCTTTCGTCCCACGTGCCTTCTTTGTTGGCACGGCAGTATGCAAATTGATCCAACCCCATTATACAGCCTCCAACATGTTGGCAGGCACACGCCACAGGCCATAGCCTGGACTGCGGACAGTGACATACTTACGAGCAATCTTAGTGACATCACCGACATAAGTCTGACCATTGCGACTGCTAGTGAACTTAACCTTGGTGCCTATAACCAGGCTACCACGATTTTCTTTTACCAACTGATTACGAGCAAATTTAATTGCCATTGAAATACTGTTCAACTGCTCGTTGGTAAAGTTACCAGAGATGATAGCGTGATTGATGTCGTTGATTGAAACCATTTTAGTTCTCCTTAAGCCAAGTCAACTTGAACAGGCGTAATGCTACCATTCACGCCGTTATAATTAAAGCCAAAACCAACAGGCATTTCTTTGTCGCCACGACGTTTTGCATGACGGCGTTCTTTTGCCAAATTCATAAGAGCGAGTTGAGTCGCTATCGCATGCTGATTAGTGCAGATATCGGCAGTGCCAGCCACTGTGGTGTAAAAACCAACACCATCGACAATAACACGAATACGTTGGCTGTTTTTGAAGCCGGTGATAAAAGTGGGTGTACGCATTTCAAACTCCTTTTCTTACACTATGCCTATATTATAGCAAAATGACGAATTTCGAGCAAGTACTACTTTAGTAGTAATACTTTAGTACTACCATTCTTTCTTGCCGCCCAATTCTTCGTTCCAGTCATAGCCCGCATTGTATTCGGCTATCTGATCCTTGGTCATAAAACGCTCTTCAATCTCGTCACTTTGATAAGTGGCATCTGTGAAAAAGTGTGGGCGACGTGGACGGCTGTACCAACTGTCAGCGGAGCCACGGTCAAATGGACCACCGTGGCGTCCGTCGTAAAATCTGCCCTTGTATTCTTTAATTTCGGTGCTTTGCATTTATTACTCCTTTTCTTTAACCTATTCCATATTGTAGCAAAAAAAGGAATATTCTGCAAGTACTACTTAAGTATTAATTTCCAAGTTATCCAAGTATGAGCGCAAGTCACCGTCCATCAGACTCAACATACTGGCTTCGGTTTCGTCAAACACAATTATTTTTTTATTTTGAAACAAGTAGTAAGGACCTTGAAAGTATCGTTCAAGTTGGATAAGGTTTTTACTGGACAAAGGCGACTTTAATGTATACTCGTAACCTTTTAGTTTAACATTGTCCATTAAAAATTGATAACCAATTAAGTTTAATCTCAGACTTTCATTGTCTACAGGATTAAACCAAATGCGGCGTTGCCAGGTACTTAGTTGTTGTACAGGTATATTCGACGAAGTCAGAAATACTTCGGTCAACTGTCTTTGTGTATACCTTTTAGGGGAAGATTTGGTCACCACTTTTTAAAAGCACCACAGTGAATTGGTCTGTTTTAAAAAGTACGTTTAGTTTTTTAGCAAGATTGATTGCATGTCCGGGATTACTAAATGAAGTCTTTTTATACTTAGGACCTGGGTAACTGACCAACATGTTACCGGACTTTAAATTAATAGGTTTGTTTTCGTAAAACACAGCCCAAATACCTTCACTACTGAGAACTTGTTCAGTTTTATAGTTTTGTTTGTTTACATACTCGACAAGTACATTAGGTTTGGGTCTACTCATTGAAGTTCTCTACTATATTATTTATCTTTTAAAACTACGTAGTTTTTACCAATTGCCACCGTCCATTCTTACATTGGTACTCATACCATCATTTTGTACAAGTATTTTACTTAGTTTGGTGCAGTGCGCCAGCAAATCAAAAATATCATTATGCAAACTACGTGCTTCGTTGGCGGAAAGTGTCAAGTTTTGCTTACCAGTCTGGTTCATTAATTTGACTTTATCACTAAACGATTTAACGTGTAGGGTAAGATTATTTTCCATTGGCAAACCTTAATTGTTCTTGCATTTCCAGTTTTGTTTTAAAAGGTCCTTGATACTCATACCTATTAAGTGTAATAAACTTAGGACAAAAACTTTTAACCCAGCCATTATTAAATTTAATAATGTAATACCCTGCACAATAAAAACTTTTACTTTTACTGGTCTTGGTATAAATCGGAAATTGATGTTTTATATCATACAAACTATTCCACGGTTTACCGTTAACAGGATAACCATGTAGTTCATGTTCTGTTTTAACATCTTTAATTTTTTTCGTTTCTTTGTCAAAGATAATATTGTAATCTTTGCTGAGTAATTTGATGCTGGTGTACTTCTTACGTTCTGTTGAACTTACATAAACTACACTACCATCGTCTACCATTTGAATAGTGGCAACTTTTTCGCCTTGATTTTCTACTATCCAAAATTTATTTTTTAATACTGGTTTTGCAAACACTGTCATTGTTGTTGTCCTTGTTGATATCGATACTCTCTACGTAACCACCATTTGTATTGTTGAAAATATTGTTGGACAGTATGTGTGTCCATGTGCCAAGCACCACGCTCTTCGCAGTTCTCTAACCACATCTCATGTAACCATTGTCTGAATGTCATTGATACTCTGCACTTAAAAAGTCACTGAAACTGGTAGCATGTTCGCTTAGTCTGTTTAGTTCATACCTGCCACAAAACTTAAGAAATTTAGCACCAACCATGCTTACAGTTTTTGGGACTGCCATTGTTTTAATTGTTTCATTAATTTTTGCTTTGACCGCATCCGGTTGTGCAGTCAAATCTACCAATACACGATTGCGTTCATAGTCATCTAACACACGATGTTCATCACCATTATGATCAACCCAACGTTGTAGCATTAGGTTATTCCAGTTAAAGCCTTTGTGACTTCTGTCCTCGTATGCTTCCTGTAAGCCGACCTTATTCTTGCTACCTTTAGTGCGTACACCTGGATAAGCACTGAATATGTTATCTGTGGGATCACCGCGCATACATTTTTCAAATAAGATCCAACTTGGGTCTGGAATTTTTTTAGGTTCTTTGGTTTTCTTGTCTATTACAAGTTTGCCCCGTTTATCGAATATTCCCTCTATGGTATGCAATTCATCTGCTATGCCATTGTACTGTTTGACATTAGTATTTAGCAGTTGATGAAAGTCCGAATCTGAGGACACAATAATGTGCTCGTCTTTGGGGTGATTTTGTATCCAGCCTGCGATCAAGTCATCTGCTTCAAGTTCAGGATGTTGCAGAACTGTACAGTTAGTCTGCTCACGCAAGAACTGTTGCAGTGTGTCAAAAGTTTCCCAGAACAGTTTATCCTCTTCTTGTTCTGCTTCAGTTAAGGCAGCACGAGCAACCTGTCGGTTCTTTTTGTAGGGTTCGTAGTAATCTTTGCGCCAACTACGCCCTTCTAAACAGAAGACTACGTGATTGGCTTTTTGATCTCTCCAGGCTTTGTTTACGCTACCCAGTGTAACGTGAATGGCAAAACCCAGTCGATCCCAAGTATCGGCCTGTCTGTGTGCCGCATGTCGGGCACGAAAAAATGTATTAGCAGTGTCAACTATTAGATATCGCATAAGGATAATAATAGCATATTATCCATTTTGTGTCAATAGGATTTGAACTTTTGGTAAAAGAAATTCTGCCCATGCGCGGTGGGCATCTGCACCATAATGATAGTATTTCGGATTGCTTGGTCGGAATCCTTGTTGTTTTAACCAAAAATAGTAAGTCATGTTCTGATTATAAGGATCTATATAACTGTTAGACCAATCATATTTTGGTCTATTTTGGCGTTCTGTATAAAAGAAATGGCTATAACAGTTAAAAAACAAATGAGGGATATGTTTTAATTGACTATGCAAATTCCAAATCTTATCATGTGTTGTAAACTCTTTGTGCCACTGTACTTCGGGTTCGCTTTGATCTATTACCCATCGTTTGTATTTGTCTTCTAAATCTGGATGTACAGTGTCTGCACCACTGGCAGTAATATTGTACTCCTCGTTAGCATAATACCAAGTTTCCCGCTCCCATGTGCTCCAACCTATTATAATAAAGTCAGGCGTATTTGATCCTAAATATTTTAGAGTTCGATCAACAATACTGTCATTGCTACAGCCTGCAACAGCATCGCAAACGTATTCAAAATTTAAAGAATTAGCAATATGCTTGCCATATGCAAATTCTGGACCGCCGGCGTCGTGACCTGCACTATGACTGTCACCGTTTACGTACAGTTTCATGAAACTTCAGTTCTGCCGCCGCCTATGTCTTTTTTCTGTACACCGTTCAGTGGTCTAGGGTTATTGGCTTCGTATTGTTCGTAAGTTTCGAGAACTACGTTACGGCAAACATCTTGGAACCAGCGGTCTACAATCGCTTCATCAGTTTTGCCTTCATAGCCGGCACGTACAAGTTTGGCAAGAAAAATATCATTCCATTCTAATTCAAATGCACCCTGTCCAATATTATCTGGATCAATGTCCACACTGATAATTTCCACATAGGGCTCGCCCCGTTCTGTGGCCAAGTCCTTTTTTGACTTCTTTTTTTGTTTAGGCTCTGGCTGTGCCTTTACAGGTTCAGGTTTCTTGAATCTATCAAACAGTCCCATTGTTATCCTCTTCAACTTCTTGCCAAGTGTAGTCACCTAAGAATTTAACCTTAGCAATATATTCATACCAGCTGGGTGCGCCCACGTTCCAGTCATCTGGACCATGCATTGCCAATATAACTTCCTGTTTCATTGTGTCGTGTGCTAACCAATATGTGTGCCCATGCACTGGCTTGAAACTGTATTTAGCACCATGTACCATGTCCGTAATATCTAGTCGCCGTTTTATATCTTGGGCCTGTCGTTGTAGTACTGCAACCAAATCCATAATACGATTGTATTCTTGTTCAGCATGTTGACGTGCAACATTAATCATGATGTCTTTTTGTTGTTTGACATCGATCAATTCAAACTTTGGTGCGCCTGCCTCAGTGGGATACTCTGACACATTGCGATTAAAAAACGGTATTAGTTCACCCGCAACGTTGGCATCAAAACTGGTTCGTCCTTTTGCGCTGTTAGACTTTGACGTCAACGTATCTACCTTTTTCTGTTTCACGGTCTCTTATCTTATCTAAATGTTCTACATGCAGTCTTTGTGCTTTTAACCGTTCTTGCTCTTGAACATATTTTCTATGTAATTCCTGCTGACGCACAACTTCGGTATACGAGTCAGTATATCGATTAACATGGGCTCGTCTTTGAACACTATCTATCATTATTGTATTTAAGAGCAGTATAACTCACATACTGTTCAAATCCCCGAGCAAAATGAATCAATATCCGTTCTGTACTGATGTCAAAGTACCAAGTAAAGTCTGTGTTAGCAATAAGTCCTTGCGCCTGTAACCAATGAACAATTTCTATTGCTTTTTCTGATGCTCTATATCTGTAGTTATACTGACCGTAGTTGGCTTTTGGAAAGTCTATTACCGCAGTATCCGATACAGTCATGCCAAACTTGCGTACAAGTGTTGTTGTAGATTAAGTTTGAATCCATTCTCAATGCAAAACTGTCCAACGTATTCATGATTGCGTTGATTGTCTGCTAAGTTTAGTAGGCCTGGTTCCCAAAAACTGATCACTTCATCTACAGTACTGCGTTCTGCCATTGTGATTGTGCCTTTTTCTGCACGTAATAGTTTAATTCGCTGTGGGAAACTGTTATAGATGTTCATAGGACTGCAATAGACTTCCTTGCTGGGATTGTTCTGCTTCCATTCAATGGCCCAGTCTGGAACTGTGCTGTATGGCGACTCCGGGTCTGCACTGACCACAAACTTCAAACAGTCTGCACGTTCTAAAATTGTCTTGCTGGGTGCAAGATACTTGATAGCACGCCCATTCTTTTCAATACACTTGGGCGAACATACTAGTGTAACACCTTCGGGCACTAGTGTTTCTGGCACACCGTTGCTTTCGACCTGTACTGCTTTGTAGTTTGCTAACTGTTCCTGCATCCATTCAGTAATGTTTTCCTGTAGCAAAGGCTCGCCACCTGTCATTACCAACACAATGTTGGGATACTGTTGACGGTCTCTGGGATCACCGTTGTCAACTGCAGGTACTGCCCACTCTGGAACAGACTTGCCTTTGTCTAACCAAAATCCTGTAATGGTTTCATGTGCTTTGCGTTCCAGTTCTTCAAACGTCATCCATTCACCATCGTCAAAGAACGTGTCACAGAAACTACAATCCAAGTTACACTTAGTTAACCTAATAAACAGCGCAGGCATGCCAGCGTAAGGTCCTTCTCCCTGTAGTGTAAAGAACATACTAGTCACAAATAGACTGCGTTCGGGTGCGTCTTTAAAATACTTCTTGCCAATAATTTCGTTAGTGCCAAACATAGTTAACCTTTATATAGTTTGATGTAGTTTCAATGATATACGCTTGCCAAATTTATCTTTTGCTACAGAACTTTGAATTTCTTTAATTATATATTCCTCTGGACAAAATTTACAAAGCGGAATAGGATTGCGTAAATTGTTTACAAAACTTTCTATATCATCATCTACCGAACACGCTTCATAATTCATGATAAGTTTTCGGTCATCGTCAGATAAGTCAATCTCAAACTGTTTTGCAAATTCTTTAAATAAAACAGACTGACCGCATTTACTTATTTTTCCATGCATCATATGATGACAGTTTTTACTGTGACAAATATTATGTGCTTTAACTGGATCACTGTTATGCAAAGTAAATGAATTTTTTTCCTCCTGTCGTATTAATGCGCCCTGATGGAAGAAGTTTTCGAGATCAACACAAACTGTTACTCCGTTCGCATCAATAATTCTGTAACCTAGACGTTCTTCTGCAAGTATTTGCGGAGAAAATTTAAAAAAATCTTCACATTCTTTTTTAATGTATTCGGGCAGTGACTCCCATTGATCTATGCTATCGCAATTAGGCCAAGATTCTGCACGTATTTTATTATATGAATCTGCCCAATTTTTTTCAAAGTTTGGAAGTTCTTTAAGAGTCTTTGGATGCTGCTCTAATTTCAAAGGTCGCACAAGAAATTGATCTAATAGATCTAAGATTTCTTTTCTACGGTCATTGTTATGTAATCCAATCCAGAGTTCTGTATTAGTTTCGAGCAGAGCATTATAAAATTCCTTGTCGAATCTTTTATGCATACTACCATTTGTTGTAATTTGAGATTTGCTATCGGGCCATAGTGCTTTAAGACCTTTAATCCATTTTATTATATCTGGATTCATAAGTGGCTCACCACCTAGGATATCATAATGTCCTAAATCAATCTTTTCTGCCCAGGATTGATGTATACTTTCGTACTCTTCCCACTTTTCAAAACCTTGAAATTTGTAATTATTAAACCTGTTACAACCTACGCAATTAAAGTTACACGTATGAGCAATGTAGAACTCTAATTTTTCAAGTCTAATTTTTTCTTTAATCATTGTTGTATAAAGTAAATTGGATGTTACTCCAAGTTTTTAATTTTTCTTTTTTATTTGCTTTTGCTTGATATAGTCTATCTAGGTTTAACATTTTACGCTCTATTGCAATATCAATCAAGCATAATAAATCGCCAATTTCATCTTCTAGGGTTTCTTGTTGACTTTTGTTTGAGTGATAATTGATTTCATCAATTCCAAAACGTCTAAGCATAAGGACCTTCACCTTGTAGTGTAAAGAACATACTGGTCACCATCAGTGTATTTTCTTTTACATCTTTAAAATATTTTTTGCCAATGATCTCGTTAGTTCCAAACATGTTAATCCTGTGTGTTATTGTTAATTATAAGTTCTGTATTGTGTTTAGTCAAATAGTCAAACAAAATTTTATGGCCGCTACGGTTTGGATGGTTACCGTCTGGCCAAAATAAAAGTTTATTTTTTGTTAGTTGTTTTCTTCTTGATTCTACAGAATCATCAAAATTTAAAATAAACTTTAAATCGTCGAATTTATTTTTAAATTCAACCAATCTATCTTTAGGGTTGTTGTAAGAAAATACAGGTCTACTAACATTAGGGTCACCATTTAATAGTAAATTCACTAAACTTTGACATGCAATTTTTACGCCTGGAAAATCTGATGCTAATTCGGGATAATTATCAGTGTCGCTTGCGCCACCGATTAAATTTATCTTAACATTATAATCTTGACTGATATCAGATAGTGTTCCTAGAAATCTTGCATTATATTGATTTAATAAATCACGAAATGAGTTAGCATTGAATTCTTCTAATACTAATTCCCTATGAAATTCTGTTTGAAATATATAAACTAAATCGATATTTTTGTTTACTCGTTGCAAATAAAATTTAAGCATCCAACTGATATACTTGTTGCTTTTTGCACCTTCGCTTAAATTCACTACATTATGTCCTGCTTCTTCTAAATATTGTGCGAGCCCGTAGTGATTCATGTTACGATATTCTGAATATGCTAATTTTATTTTAGGATCAGGCCATTCACCAACTCCCCAACTATCTCCGATAACTAAAATATTCATATTATTCGTATAATCTACTGTAAATCTTTAGTTTCTCTTGTTTATTTAGAATTGCCAGATCCACTGCTGATTTTTCTACTATGCCGCGTTCAATACACAAATCGATCATGCATTGCAGGTCACCCAACTCTTTAGTTAAATTTTCACGTTGCGTACCTGATCCTTTGGTATACATATTGTCGATACCAAAGCGTCTGCATTTACTTGCAGACTGAATAACCTCTGCACATTCTTCCTGTAGTATGCACAATATTTCTTCTTGTTCGGTCATTCCGTTACAGTATGGTATACGTTGATTCTGACAGTCTGTCCTGGATGATTGTTCATTCTGGTTGTATATCTGCGATTCATAAATTCGTAACTGACATCAAATCCCTGCAGTCTGTCCTGTTCGCGATAGGTTCTATTAACAGTTCTACAACGGTTTTCTGTTATAGTTTCAGTTCTGCCACCCTGTCCACCAATCTGTGCACCAACTACACCGCCTACCACAGTGGCCACATCTTTGCCGCTGCCTTTACCAAATTGATTGCCGATAGCAGCACCTGCAATTGCACCTAACACAGTGCCAGCAGTATTTGTACCCTGACGTTCTACCTGCACCGGCTCACAGACTTCCATTGGGATATTGACTTCACGCACACCATATATAGGCTTAACGTTTAATACCCGTGCTTCATAGATTTCTGCCTGTGTAACAACAGGCACAAACAACATTGCTAATAGTAATTTTTTCATTTAATGATTCCTTTTTCCATCAAAAACACAGACAAAATAAAGTTTTGTGTTGCTGATATTGTGTACTCTATGAAACACACCATCCTTTATTAACACAACATCTCCACCTTGCACTGAGAATTTTTCATCGTCTAACTCCATTTCTCCCGTGCCACTTACAAAATAATAAACTTCTTCCTGTCCCTCATGACGATGCCCTCTGGTGCTCTGTAACCCGTGCAGTTCAGTTGAACTTACTACTAGGTTATTTAGAGTTTTATTATCCTTTAAAACATAAGTTTCATTGTCTTTGACAATGTCTCCACCTATATCATAAATTTTTAACTTCATTTGTTGTCCTGATTAATTAAATCAACTACTTGCACAGCAGTGGCCGGGCTTAGAGTCCAACCCAAATGTCCATGACCTACGTGATAAAAAACTTTGGAATTGTATTTACTCTGTTTAACAATAGGCATCATATTGGGAGTCATTGGACGTAAACAGGCCCATTGACTGTAATCGCTTGTGTCAATATTGGGAAAGTTTTTATGCACCCAGTCTAACAGTGGTTGAATTCGATCTCGCCTGATATCGTAATTTTCGCCAGTTATTTCTGCAGTGCCTGCTACTCTGAATCTATTTCCTAATGTTGACGTGACAATTTTTGCTTCGTCATCTAATAACGACACCCGAGGTAAGTATTTTGGATCGACATTGTTAACTGTAATACTATAGCCTTTTACAGGATAGACATCAAGACTATCTCCAATAAGTTTTGCTAGTTGTGTACTACCAACACCATTTGCAATTACTATAGCATCATAGCCCAATAGTACGCCTTCAACTTTCATTCCAAACTTGAATGTTACATCGTATTTGGTAGTAAGCACTTGTTCGATTGCCTTACAAAATTTATGAATGTCTCCAGTAAAGTCACTTTTAGTCCAAGCACCACCTACAACGTTTTCGATGTTTCCTAATGCAGGATCGAGACTAGTTGTTTGTGCTGACGTTAATATATCCCACTCACAGCCGGTATTGGTATATAATTCTTCTGCCTGTCGAGCAAGGTCGAAGTATTCAGGATTTTTATAAAAGTGTAGAATACCACTGTCGCTTTGGTCAAATTCGATGCCTTCTTCCTGACAAATTTCTTTATATAACTGTCTAGCTTTGAGTCCTAGTTTAATTGTGGCAACGGTATTCTTTCTGTAGTGTCCTTGTGCAGTATACCACAGAAATTTCGTCAACCAACGCCATTGTGCAAAATCTAACCTAGGACGAATCAACAACGGAGCATCTTTACGGAAAAGCCATTTAATTCCTTTTTTGACATTACCCCAAGTAGTCCATACTTCACTGTTGCTGACACTGATTTGTCCGCCATTGGCAAAGCTAGTTCGCATTGCAGGATACAGTTCTTGTTCATAGACAGTGACTTTGTAGCCGGCGCGAGCAAGATAGTAGGCTGTAGTAATTCCAGCGATGCCTGCCCCAACTACTGCAACAGATTTCATTCTTTAGCCTTCGTAGATAGCACTGTTGCCTGCGTGTTCAAATACTTCTGCGCTTTTGATACGCACAGTGGGATTGATTGGATAGCGCATGGTGCCACTGGCAATCAGTTCGGCCATTTTGTCATAGCACATTTTTGCAAACATTTCGCAGCCAACGCCTTCTACTATTCGTAAATCACAGACAGATTCTCGTTCATGTGGTTTCACGGACTGAACTGCACCTGTGCCACTGTCCAATGGCAGACCCATGTTGGACATCTGTTTAAAAAACGCTAGGTGTGGATCATCTTCTGCAACTACTAGTGTATGATCAAACATGTAGTCTGCCCATGCTTTGAACTCTTTTAGTCCGCCAAAGTCCATGCACCAGTTTTTGTCATCCAGTGTGTCGCATTCGAATACCAATTTGATACCGATTGCATAACCGTGTAGTGTACTGCAATGACTGTGTTTGGCACGCCATTGTCTAAAGCAACAACTTAGTCCTCTGTCGTTGCCATAAGTTTTTGTAGAATAAAATTTTGCCATCTCTAGTCTCCTGTAGTTAAGGGGCAAGTTTGATGACATGCAGAATATTTAAAGTGGGGTGAACGTCTAAGACCACTGCTTAACTTAATATTTATTCGCCCTGATTCTCCCACGGGAAAACAATCCAACAGTCGTTTTTGCTTTTGTCTATAGGCATAGCAGTATAGTCTACTTTGTATTTAAATTCACTGGCAGCATTATTCACTATAGCACAGAAACGCACGTTGTTGTTCCATACCATGGCCCAACGCTCATCATAAGGCAAACAACTGTCTTGCCAATCTTTGACAATCCAATTAAATGTAGCACCAGTGTCGTTGATATCATCTACGACGAGAATGTTTTTGCCAGCGAAAGCATCTTCTGCCATCCATAGATTACTTTCGCAACCATTTTCTTTTTCGTCACGTAGACTGACACCAAGTGCATGCATTGGCGTGTCTAAATAATGACTGAGCAAAAGAGCAGGATACAGTCCACCACGAGTAATACCCACAATGTAGTCTGGTTGCCATTTACTGGTCAGTTTAGTTAGTTTGCGCCCAATGCTTTGCACCATGCTTTTGAATTCTTTGTGTTTGATAATTTCTTGTTTCATTTTGCTCTACCTGCTAGATATTGTTCCCATTGTGTCCATGTACCGTTTTTGATAAAACCCCATTCTCGCTGTTTAGGACCTGGCATAAACACAGTCCAACATTCAACGCTGGGGTCAAGTTCGATTCTATGTAGACTGTTAGCCTTACAGACTCTAAAGTGTCCTGGACTTCTCCAAAAACGTCCTTCTGGTGTAGTTTCCCAATAACCACCTTTTAGGATCAGTGTAGCATAGGGCCAGGGATGGTCGTGTAAGTCATCTGGATCTGACTTAAGGAATTTATGTAGGAATACATTAAAAGGAAAACGCTGCCTATCCTTTAGGAAAAGATAGTAACGTTCTAAGTAGGGTTCATCGTTGACACGATCCATTACAATGCGTCGACGACCTAAACGTTCCAACAACTTCAGTATCATCTGGGTGCAAACTCCTGTTGTAGTTTAATATTGTCCATAAACTCTTTTTTAGTGCCAGCATCTTCTTTGAAAGCACCTTTGAGCACAGTGGTCTGTGTCAATGAAC